CCCGGTCTCACATGGGATATTACGGGTAAAGGAGTTTTAAACATATTACAAGCAATTGTGGATCTACGTCTACATTGTAGATTCTATCAAGCATCATCAAGTGAGATGTTTGGTGATTCATATGATGTCAATCCAGACACTGGTGAAAAATATCAAAATGAAGAAACTAAATTCCTGCCGCAATCGCCGTATGCTATAGCTAAATGTGCTGCACATTATGCGGTAAGATTGTACCGTGAAGCCTACGGCTTACATGCAAGTGCTGGAATCCTATTCAACCACGAAGGAGAACGTCGTGGAGAAAACTTTGTGACTCGAAAGATTACAAAATGGATTGGAGACTGGAGCAAAACAGGCTACGATAAAAATTTTCCGAAACTCCGTTTAGGTAATTTGGATGCGTGTCGAGACTGGGGTTACGCTGGTGATTATGTAGAGGCTATGTGGATTATGCTACAACAGGAAGATCCAGATGATTATGTCATATGCACAGGCAATACATATACCATTCGACAATTTTTAGAAAGATCCTTTGCTTATGTAGGTATTGAAGACTGGGAACAGCACGTTGTAGTTGACCCAGAATTTTATAGACCAGCT